ATACAGAACATAGAAGTGCTAAAACAAAACGCAACACAAGGGATAGCTGTAGCTAGGACAGATGTAGATAACTTAGTGCGTAGACTACCTTTACTAATGCGTACTCCTGATGGCTGGGTATCTGCATACGGCACAGAAGTGTTGAAAGTATTGGCTGGAGCAGACACCTACGTTATAAGAACAAATGATAATGGTATCCAAGAAATACGAGTAAAAGGCATACCACCTGTCAAAACAGACTCTTTTGGACGTAGGTGGATAAGTTTCGTGAATACCACGCAAACTGATTTACAAGAAATGGATGTAGAAAATAAGTTTGTATTTGTTGGATTTACTGCAAAAGGCATCATGCCACAGATAGCCACACCGTCTGGGTTACTTGAACCACACAAGATACAAGCAGCTCTTGCAGAATCTATACTCATAGAGGACAGCCCATACATACCTGACTATTCTCTAGCTGTAGAAATGGCAGCTTTGTTATTAGGCATAGCTATGATGTGGTCACTGATTAATTTCTTGGGGATAACGTTGGGGATAAGTTTAGCTGTGTCTACCATGGCCTTAACTTTATTCGCAGGTTACAGCGTGGTACAGCAAGGCATATTAATAGATGTTACCTGGACATTTATAGCCGAGTTTATTACAGGGACAGTAGCTTTTTATCTAAGATTTAGAGAACAATACAAGCTACGACAACAGATCAAGAAACAGTTTGAACATTACTTAGATCCTAGACAGGTAAAGGCTTTACAGGACGATCCGAGTCTATTGAAGTTGGGCGGAGAACGACGGAATTGTACGTTTTTGTTTACAGATGTACGTGGTTTTACTGCCATGAGTGAGACTATGGAACCAGAAGACGTAACAAAGATTATGAACCAAGCTCTGACTATACAATCGGACACAGTTAAGAAGTACGATGGCATGGTGGATAAGTATATCGGTGATGCAATGATGGCTATATTCAATGCGCCCTTGGACTTAGACAACCACGAAGAAGCAGCTGTGCTATGTGCAAAAGAAATACAAGACCAGTTTAAGCTGTCAAAAATTTCTGTGGAAATAGGTATAGGAATCAATACGGGACCAGCTGTGGTGGGCAACATGGGATCTGAAACTAGGTTTGACTACACGGCTATAGGTGACACAGTAAATCTAGCAGCCAGGTTAGAATCTAGTACCAAAGAAGTAGGCAAAGATATAGTCATTGGAGAGTCCACAGCAAAAGCATGTTCTTTCCCTTTAGCGGTGCTGCCTTCAATTACTGTTAAAGGTAAACAGGACAGGATAAACATATTCACCTTGATGCCCTAATCATATAAACTAAGTTAATGGCAATCTTCGGTAAGGACATCACAGCAGCAGATTTAGCTGTGGGCAATTTACAGGGCTCTGAGAAAGAAGCATCAGAGTTTGGTAAAGCTTTGCGATTTGGTTTAGATCAACCTACCGAAAACGTTGCTACTACTTTAAAAGCTTTAGGATTTGATACACAAGCAGACACGTTAAGCGGTCTAGTAGACGCACCTGAAAACTATGAATCAGCAGCAGCTAGGTTTATGAATCCAGAGGGAGAAGGACTTTTAGACTTTAGTTACAAAGACTTACCTTTAGCTATAGTAGAACAAGCAGGGCAACTAGGCGGATCTATGTTATCTAGAGCTGGAGGTTTTGCACTAGCGGGGCCTGTAGGAGCTTTACTGGGACCAGCATTATTTGAAGCAGTACAGATAGCGGGGCCAGTAGCATTAGAAAGAGCTAGAAATAACGGTAGAACAGAACCGAATTGGGAAGATTGGTCAGGTGCATTGGGAACATCTGCATTCTCAGGAGCTTTGAACGCCGTAGGTGTACAAGGCATAGGAAAACTTAACTCTACAATAGCTGGATCAGCTCTCCGTGAAGGTGTAACGGAAGGATTGCAAGGAGCAACTGAACAAGTAGGAGGCACAGGTCTTACAGAAACTGGCTTACAAATAGATCCTAAACAAGTTATAGGTGAAGGATTGATAGGTGGTTCTACTGGAGCGTCTGCACAAGTGCCAACATCAGCCATTCAAAACATTAAAGATCTATTACCTACACAACGTCCGACTACAGCTCCTATGGCTGTAAGAGGCATGCAAGACACGACTGACCCCGACAGATTGCAAAGAAGAGAACAAATTCAAGAAGTTAGAGCAGGCATTGAAAGATTTGAACAAGAAGTTCCGCAAGCAGATCAAGAAAATATACAGGAACAACTAAATGATGAAGAAATACAGAGAGCTTTTGTAGAAGCACAAGGGCCTTACATAAGAAACCATGTAGCTAGATATTACGGAGCAACGGGACAAGGTGTTCAACTGGATGTTATTAACGATGTGCAAGAGTATATACAAACAAACTATCCGTTGTTTGATCCAAGAATTCCTGAAAACACAGAAAGCACAATCGCCGATAGAATTGCTGGTCAAATAGACGCACAGTTTGAAATACGTGAACAAATAGTTCCTAATCCAAGACAAGCTGTGGAAGAAGGAGACAAACGTTTTGAGGCTCCTTTAAATACAGAATTTGATATTTATTCAGAGGTAGTTCCACAGACAGCTGTGGGGCCTCCTGCAAGGGTTCCTAAAGCTTTAGAAGAGCCTAGAGCAGGAATAACTTCTTTAGAAACGCAAATAGACCCTGTGTTCATGACAAAACGTGTATCGAGCGATAGAGTAGACAACTTGCCTAACTCTCCTATGAAACCAGATTTTGTAATGAAACAGTTAGGAATAAAAGAAGTAGATAATAAATTTGTATATGAGCCTACAAAAGCTCAGATTGGACCAGAGGCTAACGAGTTGATAAACATGGAGATTGCTTCTTTCTTAGATTATAAAAAGAGAACAGACGAAACAGTAACAAAAGATGAAATAAAAGGTGTCTTTAATGACACTCTTTCTAGATTCAAATCTGTACTCACGGAAGGAGAAAACACACACTACAAAAACAACTACGAAGATACAACGGATTTAGACACTCTCTTTCCTGAAATGAATCCTATAAATGATTCCGTAGAACTTTGGACAGAATACCTTCCAAGACTACCTGAGGGCGAAAACAAATTTGATAGTCCCCTTTTTAATCGAGATCCTGACAAAGCTCACAATCCTCGAACACGCGGTAGTGATGGAGGAAACCTTTTTTGGTGGAGAGGTAAATACGTAGAGGATCCCAACGGTAAATTAGGAGAAGGACTTTTAGTCCACGAGTTTCAGTCTAACGTACACGCTCACCCACAAAGCACAAATCCAAGATACCAGGATGTAACATATGTATCTCAGTTATCTACTGATACCGATCAGGATGTCCAAGAAACTAAAGAGAAGATACAAGAAGCAAATACTGCTACAGTTGCTTTTCAAAATCAGTTAGCAAACACAACTTTAAGAAACGATAGAGAATACCCAAGTTATAGTGCTGAAACGAACGCACAGGCCGTAGGTTCTATGTTAGGTTTAAATGACTACTCTCCTGGAAATATTTCTGAATTATTTTTTCACATGGCAGACGTATCTCCTAAATTTAATGAACTTTTCAAGGAATACGAGAGTAAACGTGATGCAGCCAGAATAGAAACTTATAAAAATTTACTATTGGTTCGACAACCTTTTGGAATAGCGGGAGTACAAATAACTCCAGAAGATGTTGACTTTACAGATACTAGATTTGGATTTTCCAGTGTTAGGAGGCAGTTATATGAAAATCTAGCTAATAAAGGATTTGACGTGCAAGCAGAGGCGTTAACCAATCCTGAACTTACATATAGTATGGAAAGAGTAAAGAAAATTGAAACTGATTTGTACAGCAGAGAACAAGAACAGGATAGAAAGTTTTTTGAACAAACTATTAAAGATAATTTACCTACAATAGCGGAACAGTTCCCAGCGGTTTACGACATGCAAAGAGCAGCGCGCAACTACCCTAGCGAACAAGAAGTACAAAGGTATGAAAACTTTCAAAGAACACAGTACAACACGAAAGCTTTCCCTGACTATCCTTTTAAAAAGAACTACCCTCAAATGGATTTAAGAACAGCAATCGCTCATGCTATCGATACGGGTCTTAACCACATCATAATTCCCGAAAAAGGTTTTACCCCTGATGAGGCAGGAGTAAAAGGAACGTACAACAGAGTTAAAAAAGAAGCCGAAAAAATTGCTAAGCAAATAGCTTCAAAAGGCGGACCAAGCGCGAAAGAATTATTTACAGTTATTCCTGGTAGCCAAGACCTTAATAGGGGTCCATATTATCAATTAGACTTACGCTCACTACGCAGTCAAATAGAAGCAAAAGTATTTGAAGGCTTTAAGGGCTATAAAGAAGGTGGTTTAATTATGAATTACGGTGATTATGGAAGGAGTTATATTTAATGTATGAATACAATTGCACGGTGGAAAGGGTTGTCGATGGAGATACTATCGACGTTACTTTGGATCTCGGCTTTGACATTCTTCATAAGTGTCGTGTTCGCCTATATGGCATTGATACTCCCGAGTCACGTACTCGTAACCTCGATGAAAAGGCTAGAGGAAAAATGGCTGGGGCTTTCCTAACCGAAGCGATAGAGGAAGGAGAACAAGTAGTCATACAAACAAAGCTCAAGGACTCCAAAGGTAAGTACGGCAGAGTATTGGGTGATGTAGTTGTCGATGGTAAAAACATCAATCAGACGATGGTTCAATGCCACCTGGCGGTAGCCTACCATGGCCAATCAAAAGACGACGTAGAAGCTGAGCACATGCGTAACAGAGACATTCTTATCGAGAATGGCTTACACACACCAGTATAAATCACTATACATATCCCATAGCCTGAAGTAGAATAGATTCGCGCTACAATATTTTTACCTAGCTGGATAGGACGTAGCGTAGGTTTATTAATTTCCTGAAATCCAGAGAGTGCCAGCAGGCGGTGTGCTCCATAAAGAAAACACCTGCAGGGAGAGCTGTTCGAGCTAAAACGCCTTACTTATGGGAAATATCAGTAAAGCTTCCAGCCCAGTGATCTCCTGTTTAATCATAAGGCAAAAGGTCTGGAACCCTAAACTCCCAGGCCTTTTGTTAAACCAGGACAATAATGAAAATAAAGAAAGGAACAATAATTGCTGACGTTTACGAAACATGCAGCCCTAAAATGAAAAAGTGGTTCGATGATGCGGGACCCGAAGAACACGTTATGTTGCTCGAAGGATTAGTAGAATACAATCTTGTACCTCAAGAAATGTTTGAGTTGATGAAGGAAGCTATACTCGAGAACGACGGACAAATGACTGAAGAACAATACGCGGAGTTTCTTGCTATATGGTACAGCCCCGCTTTTCAAAACAAAAACTGGAAGTTGCACTAACCCTTACATTTCTTTATTATTAGCCCATGATTAGTGGAGGCGGAATAGGCGGAGGAGACTCTGGCATAGATATAAAGTTGCCCTCTAACTTTGGAAGTTATGGTTATGGTGGCGGTGGCTACAACATAATGGACATCGGAGGAGACTTTACTAGAAGTGCAATAGCTTCTGGTTACAGTCCTGGCAATTTCGGTTTACCAGGAACTTCTGCTGATTACAGGGCTGGAGGAATGTACAGTCCTACGGGCATAGCTTCTTTGACTCCAGGCGGATTTGAAACTACAGGGGAAACGGGAACTGTTGGTGGTGTAGATGCTGTAATTGCTACAGCTAAACCTGTAGATCCTATCGCATCCATGTTAAGAAACTATGGCAGTGATATTAGTTTTACTCCTGATATGCAAACACCTGACATGTCCACGTTTGTTTCACCCGACGATCAACCGCAAGGTTCTTTCCTCGGTAACGTCGGTAAAAGTGTTACCAGTTTTTTAGCCAGATTAGCACAAGTACATCCAGTAACGCGTAATGCAGCTTTTGCTTATGGATTTGTTAAAGGATTGCAAGATGCTAAAGATCCAAAGGCCTTTGTCAAAACTGTATTAACTCGACTCGGCACGAGCAAAATCGGCTCTAGCCTTGGCTTATCTGGACTACAGAAACAAGGTGTAGGCAGTCTTATTAATATGGCCAGAGGCAAACAAAACCTTAGCCAAACTATCAAAGGGTTAGGTACTTCTGCTGCTTTCCAGAAAGCTGCACCGTCAATCTTTAAATCGGCGTACGACAAAGGCGGAATGAACGGTGTTTACGCAGCAGCTACAGCTCTGTCGATGGCACAGAAAGCTGCTATGAGAAGAGCTATGCAGCCAGGACCAGGTGGCGATGGGTAAAGGATCTAAGCAAAGACCAGCTTCTATCTCTGTCGAAGAGTTTAGCAAGAACTGGGATAAGATCTTTAAGGATGTGCAGAAGAAACATTTAAGCGGTAGCCTGTCGGGTAAGAAAGATATATAATAGATCTTGGTTATACACAAAACTAGAAGAAGGGAAGATTTTGTAAAAGTGGTCTTCCCTTTTTTTGTGGCTCATGTATAATAGATCTTATATATTAGCTCCTTGCTAATCTATTTAAAAAAACACACACTGTTCGCCTAGTGTGACAATTAAAAGGCCTTTCTAGGAAAGGGAAGATTGAGTTAACGTTATCTTCCCTTTTTTTGTGGACGAAAGACCAAGGACAAGGGACGACGGCCCAAGGATTTTTCTAACCTGAACCTCACTTTAAAGGTTAGCTCTAAGCTATTGATTCTGTTGATAATAAAAATCTTCTAACTTTGGTAAGGTTAGATCGTAAGCTATTGATTTTATTAGCAATGTTTCTATTCCTATATAAGAAAACCTAACCTAACCTGTAATATTCCAAAAAGTTTTCACGAATACGCCAAAAAACTAGAAAATATATTTTTCAGGTAAGAAGTGATGAAAATATAAGTCCTATAAGGGTTTCCGTCTAACTTGGTAAAAGTTAGCTCAGGTTAGAAAGTGCCAAGAATGTTGAAAGAATGCGGGTTTAGAGCTAACCTGGTAGAAGTTATGTATTATCTGTCCCATATATAGTAAGACTTGTTACTTTTTATTACCTTGGTATATACTTCGCAGATGCCAAAAGGAACATCAGGAAACATATCAGGTAAGAACGATAAGCATCTAACACCCAAACAGATCCAGTTTGCTCGTGAAGTTGTTTACAACGATGGTAGTAAGACCAGAACAGAATGTGCTCTTGCTGCTGGCTATGGAGAAGCTGGAGCTGCCGTCAGAGCTTCGGAGCTTATGAATCCACAAAAGTACCCGCTTGTGGTTCGATATATACAAGGCCTCCAGGCAGAGCTGGAAAAGAAATATGAAGTAACTTTTAGTCGACATGTCAGAGAGTTAGCTAAAATCAGAGACCAAGCTATAGATAAAGGTAATCTCACCGCAGCTGTATCGGCCGAGGTACAACGAGGTAGAGCTGCAGGTTTGTATGTAGAACGTAAAGAAGTCAGAACAGGCACGTTAGATTCGTTGAGTGAA